CATATGCACTAGATACTTTAACTTTTTTAGCAACAGGTTTTTGTGCAGGACTAGCTACTGGTCCTTTAACACCTTGTTGTTTATTCATTGCTTCTTTTGCGGCTTGCATAAACGCTTTGTCCATAACGTCTTTAGTTAATGGACCTTTAGGAACAGCACCGATATTTTTAACACGCTTAGATTTTAAAAATGCAACTAACGATGCTCCTGTTGCATTTTTAATATCTAGTTCTTGTGTGCCAAGGTACTGTCTAAATTCATTGTATAAAGTATTTGCTGTATCAGATAAGTCAGCTTTACCGGCTAAGTTACTTGCTTTGCCTTTCATGCCAATTGCGCCAAGAGCCTTTGCTCCTATTGCTTGTCCTGCTTTCTTCATCATTCCTACAGGAGCTTCAGTTGCTAAACTTTCACGTGGTGGATTGTAATGCCAATTGTATGATCCTTGACCTATATACGAGCCTCTTGTATAACCTGCCATTTCCATAGCATCATCTGAATCAATACCTTTTTCTTTAGCCCAATGATATATGTAATAAGATCTTTGGCTATCACTTACACCAGCAAATTTATCTACTACTTCAGGATCAGCTTTTGCTTCATTTAGATTTAGAATATCATTTATGTTCATACTATTATACCTTAATACTTGTTGTATGTATTTATATGTTTCGTTACACGAAACAACTTTTCGCTTAACGCTCAAAGTAAACACTTCGTTTAACTTAATAATATAATATATGAACAAATGCATTATTACGAATGTAATAATGTTTAAGTTTCATGTAGATTGTTTCAGTCAGACGGAACCTGTTACGGTCCCATCTAATCTCAAAATACGCTTCATGTGAGTCGCACCAGCCGAGACATTGGAAGTAGGTAATTGTTTATACACAAAGTACAATGGGCTCTGACCTTTCCCAACCTACGCCGACATCGCTGTTTCCAGCTACCTCTCGCTTCGTTCCTATTGCTAAAGAGTTTTTATGTACTGTGTTTGTGTTTTTCGACTGCCAACATGCAATCTATATCAACTAGTGAGCCCAATTTGTTTGGTGGCTTCCACACTCTGGTGTGTCAATCAATATGTACGTGTGCTTCTATACGAGAGCTTTTTCCACAGCGGTATTTCTAGTCTGGCCCGCCAACCTTATGTGTTGGTTTGTTTTGCCTTGATGTGGTGTTCTAGTAATGCCTGTTTGAGTTTATCTGATCCGCCTACTCTAACATTAATGATTCCATTATAGTAATCATCTGTTTCGAGTACTCGCCTGTCAAACTGCTCTCTTGCCTCTATGTAGGACATTTCGCCCCTACCTTTACATAGGTATAGTATTTCTCTTGTGAAGTGCTTTTCGCCTAGTGTTGCAACATCTGCATTAAGTCTGTCTGAACTACCATAGTAAGTTTTCCAGTCGCTTTCTTTGTAACCTCTGCGTTTGTTTTTTCTGCCTTTGAGTGGTGGTTTTGTGGTCTTAAATTTTGCTAATTTTTTGCCTATATATTTTTGACCAGTTTTCTTGTTCGTTATTAGATAAACGAAGCCTTCGTACTCGTCTGGTATTTTTGTAATTTTTTTGCCTTTGTACGTCCACTCCATGTAAGTAATTATAAACTACTTTAATAGCGTTAGACTAGTTCTGAGTTTTGCCTCTATGTTTGTCGTGTATTTCGTCCATTCGTTGTTTCGCCAACGCTCGCAACTGTCTTAATGCACGTCTTGCACTTGCGTGAGTACGTACAGAATTACGTTTTTCAAACTTCTCGTTTTCGTCAAAGTACTCTAAGTACGCTTTGATTAATTTGTCATGAGTATCATCTATCATTCTACTACTTCAACGTCATTCTCATAACTTGTAAATCCATTTTCTTTTACAACTTTAAGAACGTTGTTGACTCTGCCAATTAGTTCGTCTTTGTGCGATATTAAATAGATATTTTTATCACGTTCTCTAGCCATCTTTTTAAGTACAGCAAGACTATTTTCAACGCCATTACTATCCATACCGCTATCAATAAGTTCGTCAATAAACAACAAGTTTACATTTTGATATAAACTTTCCCAAACATCTCTAAATGCAAAACTCATACCAAGTATAAGTCTGTTACGTTCGCCTCTTGACAAATTGTCAAAATCTAAATCTTGTCCTAATTGTGTAATTTCTACACTTAGGTCATTTAAGAATGTAACACTATGCGGTAAGCCTAGTTTGTCAAGATAGTATGTAAGTCTGTTGTTTAGATATGCTAAGTTTTGATCTATAATTTTCTTACGTATAAACGAATCTTTGTTTGTTAATAATTTAAGTAAAAATTCTTGGTGTTCTTTAAGAGATGTAAGTGTGTTTACATGTTCCCAATTGATCTCTTGTTTTGCACTATTTTCAAGGTCGTCAATTTGTGCTTGATAAGGATCATCTTCATTCTTCTTAGTTTCCCATGCTTGTTTTAAGCCTTCAACATTTTGTCTATGTTCATATGCTTCTTTAGACGTTTCGTAAAAAGTATTAGGCTTGCCATTGATGTCACCAATTTCACTTAGTGCTTCTGCAACTCCTGTAACCTTTTCTGCAATCTCTGTTTGATACGAAATAGAATCTTCAAGTTCTTTGTTTTTGCGTTCTGCAATTTCTGCTTTTTTATCATCAGGAAGATCTTGTCCGCATGAGTGACATGTACCTTGATCTAAATTATCGGCGTCTTTTTTTGCTTTTTCTACAGACTTGTCAGCACGTAATAGTGCAGGTTCTAATGTGCTTAATTCTTTTCTAAGAGCCAAAATAGCATTGTTATGTTCAGTCCAATTTGATAACTTTTCGTGTGCTTCGAGTTCAGCATCAATGTCTAAGTGTTCAAATTCGTCGATTGCTTCTTTTAGTTTTACAACGTCTGTAGTGCGTTTTCCAAGCCATGCTTTTTGCTTACTTTGTAAACTTACAATAGTTTCGTCAATTTTTTCATTGGCTGTTTGCAATGCATTAATACGCATTGTTTCCTGACTTAGATCGTCCTTAGTAACTTTTATGTCTTCTTTAAGAATATCTGCTTTTTCAGACAGTATTGTAATACCTAAAAGTTGTTCAATAATTGCTCTTTGGTCGTTAGTACGCATGCTTAGGAAGGGCTCTGTGTATGTGTTTAACGCAACAATGTGCTTAAACATATCATGACTCATTCCTAAAAGTGTATCAATTGACTGTTGCGTTTTACGACTATCGCCTTGGCTTTCATCTACGTCAACTTGTTCTTCATTGTTAATGTAGAATTTTAATATATTTGGGGATCTACCACGTTCAATACGATATTGGAGATTGTCTTTCTCAAAAGAAAGAGTAACTAACATACCTTTAGAATTAGTTTTGTTAATTAAGTTATTTTTTCTAATATTAGTTAGTGCAGTTCCGTAGAGTGCATAACTTAGTGCATTAATAATTGTAGTTTTACCAGTACCGTTACGTGACCCGCTGTCGTCTCCGCCTTGATCTAAGTTTTCACCTAATACAAGTGTTAGTTGTTGTTTGTCGAAATCTACCGCTTGGGTTTGATTCCCAACACTCATAAAATTTCTTACTGTTAGGTCTTTAATTTTAATCATGTGCCAACCCGTTATAAATCTCCAAAAGTTTTACCTTGTCAAATGAATCTGTATCAAGCTCTGATATTTCACCTGCAACAATTTGATCAACACTAACAAATGTGCTAATGTCTAAGTCTGTTGTAATTTCCTCAATTTGTGATTGCGGAATAAGTGTAATCTCACGACACCTGTATTGATTAATAAATGTTTCCTTAATAAAACTTGCTTCTTCATAACTTATGTCAATGTCAAGTTCTACACGTAGATACATTTTACTTTTAATAAGAGTTTCTTGTTCATCAATTAGTTTTGATAATTTTACAGTCCTGTACTTAGGACAATCTGGCCAATTAATGTATTCTGGTTCCTTGCTATTTTCTTTATCAAGAATCATCATACCACGTTCGTCATCCCATGCATCAGCATAGTTATGAGGAAACGCATTGCCTATATAATGTATTTTTCCTTGTGTTTGTCTTTTGTGGAAGTGTCCACTAAACACGTAGTCTTGATTTTCAAAATGTTGTTTGTTAAGATCGCCTCCGTGATCGGGCATCTTAACCATTGCATTCATATAAAAACTAGGAAGTTCAAAGTGACCAAACATATACTTGGCTTTACACTTTTGTATTTTCTTCCATTCGTCGCCTACTAACCATGGTACAAGGCAAACGTCATCTTCTACTAGCATTTCGTCAACAAACGTAATACCGGGAATATGTTTTGCAAATGCTGTTGAATTTACATCTCTTTTGTCTTTATAATATAAATCGTGATTACCGTCAAAAAAGTAAAACTTTTCAAATGCATTGCCTAACTTTTCCATAGACCGTATAGTTGCGTCCATAGTTGTAAGATTAAGGCTATTTCTATTGTGGTGCCAATCACCACAGAATATACCTGTTTCACAGTTATTCTTCTTTGCTTCTTCGATATACCAGTCTATAAATTCTTCACAATCATCGTTATGAATACGTGAATTACTTTTTAGACCAAAATGGATATCAGTAAAGACAGCGGCTTTCTTAAACAAAGTCAGTCCTCCATTAGGCTTCTATGTTAGTATTGTACATACAAAACTATTTGTTGTCAACCGGTTTTTTTTCGTTATGGATAGAAAAGCTGGCTGCTTCGTTACGTTTTACACTTGCTTCCCACTCGCCTTGTGCTTGTCTTGTGTAAGAAGGATTAAGATCATTCATCTCTAAAATGTCATCTCTAATGTTTTGATTACGCTTTTCAATATTAATAACACGTACAAAACTGTTAGTAACGGCTGCTGTATAATATGCAAACGGATTGTTTGACTTTGATTCGTCAAACTGTAAGCCAATTTGTGCTAATTGTAGTATTGCTTGACCCTTCATCTCGTCATTGTATGTGTAACCACGTACATTGCCTCGAGTAGCATAACGGTCTACTAATTTTAACCACATAGTAGCAAGTGTGTTTGTTGCTTTACCGTGTCCTTTTGAAAAGTGGCCATTATCCATACCACCTACCCAATGACTTTTACCAACTAAAATAAGCTCACCTTCATCATTAAATTTGTAATGATGGAAAGGGGGAAAGTTAAGTTTAGTTTTTGTATCTGCTATTGTTTTAGGATTCTTTTTACGTCCGGGCTCTTCTGGAATGTGATCAAATGTCATAACACGGAAGATTAGTTCTTCTTGTGTGATCTTTTTCCAATCAACTTCACATTCTGCTTGTTTAACTTTTTCTCCAGCCATTTTACGTCTTTCGTACTCGGCTGTGCTTAATCTTTTTGCTTTTGCTCGTTTCGCTTCAGCGATAGTCAGTCTATTAATTTTAGCTACGTCTAATAGTATCAAATCGTACTGATTATAAGTTTCTTCCACATAACTATTAAAAGTGTTTTTAGATTTATGGATTTCTGACAATATGTCCTTATTATTAAGGTAATTACGTTTTCTCAATGGTATTCTCCAAGTTAATTAACACTATTATAAACTACATACTTAATTATGTCAACTAAATAATGTATATAGGAGATGTGAAATGGCAACCAATCCATTAGAGAGTGCAGTAGGTAAAGCTGTAAAGACACAAGCAAACAAAGCAAAGCAGGCTATAGAACAAGGTGCAGAAGCATCGATAACAAAATTTATAGGTGATTCGCTCAACACAGGTGTTGGCTTTATTGACAATGCTATTAAAGATGTAGCCGGTGCCGTTTTTGGCGCAGCAGGTTTTGCTAAACTAGCAAGAAGTATAAACTTACCTACAGGCGATAAAGGAAAAATTAAATCTAACGTTGCATCTAGTTTTAAGTCAACCGCAAAAGATGCTGATTGGCGTGTGAAGTTAAGTTTACCGAAAGCACCAGACGTAAAAAATGCAAGGCTACTTGCACCGCTATCTGCAACCGGCGGACTGTGTTTTCCAATAACTCCTACAATTATTGTAAGTCACAGCGCAAACTATAATACATTGCAACCTGTGCATACAAATTACCCATTCCAAATTTACGAAAATAGTGCTGCAGATGACATTGTTATTACAGGTGAATTTCCTGTAGAAAATCCAGATGAAGGAAAATACTGGATTGCGTGTATTCACTATTTAAGAACTGTAACAAAAATGTTTTACGGTGCAGATTCAGAAAATGCAGGTGCACCACCGCCAGTAGTAAGACTAAACGGCTACGGTGATTATATTTTTAATAATGTACCTGTTGTTATTTCAAACTTTACAGTTGACTTACCAGCAGACGTAGACTATATTGCTTGCGGACTTACAGATGAAGAAAAAGGGTCTACAAGTTGGGCACCTACAAATTCTCAAATTAGTATTACGCTCAAACCTACATTTTCAAGAAGAAGAACAAGTGAATTTAATTTACAAAATTTTGTTAATGGTGATTATATTGGCGGCAACGAGGGCTTCATCTAATGGCAAATTATAAATCAACAAGTCCTTGGCACAAAACACAGTACACTAGAACAGGTGCTTTAGATATACTTAGGATACGTCCTATTCCGTCAGCATCAGATGATGCACAATATACCATTGAAACACAATATACTCATAGACCAGATTTATTAGCATAT